CGATTTATCAACATACAATTTGAAAAAGAAAATCAAACCAAAGAAGAAAGGCAACAAGTTTACAAAAATACGAAAACTATATTTAATGACCTTATGAATAATACTTATAAAACTGAAAATGAATATAAATTATGGAAAGATGCAAACAAATCATTTCTTATTCCAGACAAAATAAAAAAGAATGTATATTATGATTTGGAATGCTCCCCACAACATTATTTATTTCCTTTGATTTATATGACCTTGAAATTAGAAGAAAAAGAAAAGAAATTATTTCAGTTTTGTCCTTTACGAAAAACACTTATTCCAAAATATATGAATATTGATACAAAAACGCTTATTACCATGTTATTTGATACAAAGAAACACAAAACTACACAAGGTAAATTATTGGATAAATTGAATGATAGTAAAGAACTCATATGGAACTCGTTGTTTGATATGGAAAAAATAAATAAACTAATGAACCCAAATAAATACATTTTTAATCATATGTTTTCTACTGATGGTATTGGTTGTTCTTTGGTATTTATAAGAGTAGATATGAAAGACAAAACTATTCCACAAAACAACAAGACAACTTGTAATGATGAATATGATTACATAACTGAATTATCTAATGAAGAATTAAACAATTTGAAAGATTATAACAAAGTAGCAATAGACCCAGGTAAAAATACAATTATGTTTATGACAGATGAAAAAGGCAATACATTAAAATATACCAAGATGCAACGAAGAATAGATACATACGCAAAAAAGAAAAGACAAATAATTATGAAATCATTTTACAAAAATAATATCAAAGAAATAGAAGAACCATTAAACCAAACTTGTTCTATGAGTTGTAATTATGATAAGTTTATTGAATATTTGAAAGTAAGAAACAAAATCAATCAAGAATTACAGCAATATTACGAACAAGAATTATTTAGAAAATTAAGATGGAGAACTCATACATATACGCAAAAAAGCGAGAGCATTTTAATCAATAAAATAAAACGAACATTTGGTAAAAAGATTGTTATTGGTTTTGGTTCATTTCAACAAACACAACAAATGAAAAATTGTATGCCTACTCCAAATAAATCATTAAAGGATTTATTAGCAAAACATTTTAATTTATGTATTGTTGATGAGTTCAAAACATCTAAAATGTGTAGTTTTTGTTTAGAAGGAGAAACATGTTATTATAAACAACGAGAAAACCCAAGACCATTTAGAGAAGGTATGGTGAATATACACGGATTACTAACTTGCACGAAGTGTAGTAAGTCGTCTCATTCCCATTTAATGAACCGAGATTTGAATGGTAGTAGAAATATCTTGTATCTAATGAAAGAATGGATACAACATAGAAAAAGACCTACGATATTTTGTAGGAAACCATTAATCATATCACAAGACGAGTGATAGAAACAAAGTTATAAATGCCGAAAGAAAAGATTAAGGAATGAGATTTTTAATTTATTTTTAATATGTTTTTGTCTCATTTTTCTTTTCGGTCGGTGTAATGCAATTGGTTTAAATTTAAATGATAACCTGCTACCTAAAAATATTTTAAAAGTTGTCACCATTGAAGGTTTAGAAAATACACCAGATACATCTATTTCTATAAATACAAGCGACTCTTTTTGTGAAAATTATAAAGGTTCCGCAGGTGCTTTAGATAATTCGTGTGGAAAATTAACAAAAAATAATTGCAACAATACATCTTGTTGTATATTGACGAGTGACAATAAATGTGTTGCTGGTGGTGTAAATGGTCCAATATTCAATAGTGATTCAAATGGTAAAACAATAGAACTAGCTTATTATTATTTCAAAAACAAATGTTATGGAACAAAATGCCCTAAATCTTCCTAATATTTATATTTGAATCATTTGCAAGCTCTTGTACAATCGGATTATTGTTATAATTATCTAAGTAAATTATATTTTTTATTCCACATGCAGCAATAGAACGAAAACAATTAATACACGGATAATGAGTGACATATATATATGAACCTTCTAACGATACACCTCTTTTTGCACAATCAGAAATAGCGTTAATTTCACTATGAATTATAGATTGTTCATGATTATCTTGAATCCTGCTTATATGGGGAGCGCCTGCTATATAACCATTATAACCCATTGATATCAAACGATTATTTTTAACAATAACAGAACCTACATTTAATCTTAAACAAGGACTTCGTTGAGATGCAAGTAAAGCGATTGACATAAAATATTCATCCCAATTTAAACGTTCTTTATTATTTACAGTTAATAAACACATTTGAGAAAACATTAAAAGTATAGTATAATTATTTATAATTTTCGTTTAATATATTATTTTACATATTAAAAAAATTGATTTAAATTAAAATTATATAAGAATAATATAAATAGTTATATATAAGAGATGATAATTCCTATTAAATGTTTTACATGTGGTATGGTTATTGCAAACAAATATCGTTATTATCAAGAAGAAGTTAGAAAGAAAAAATTCGCAAAAAAAGGGAATAACCAATCTATTGATGTTGATAAAGTTCTTTATTTAACTAAAGAATTTTCAGAGAAGACACCTGAAGGTGAAGTTTTAGATGAATTAAATATGAAAAAAATGTGTTGTCGAAGACATTTCTTGACACATGTTGATATCGAATAATTTCTTAATATATATTATAAAATGGGTAAAAGGTTATCTAGAAAGAATCAAAAAATTTATAGAATGAAAGGATGTTCTAAAAAAACTTGTAAAAATCGTTTGAATCATTTAGGTGGGTCTGGTGATATTAATTTAGCATATACAGGACAAAATGTTGCAACTGACACAAACCCTTTTTTAGCTTATACTGGTGGTTCTTGTGATAATAGTTTAACGCCTTCTTTAGTAATGCCATTAAATCCTACTGGTGGAATTAAGACCTTACCTAGCACAGGACCAATTAATAACGGACTTGGGACTTATTTTTTAAATCCTCAAGGAGCACAAAGAGGTGGTTGCTGTGGTTGTGGTATGCCTTTAAGAGGGGCTACATTCGGTTTAATGAATGGTGGTAGTTGTGGAACGTGTGGACTAATGAATGGTGGAAGTAAAGGTGGATGTGGTCAATTATGTGCACTAGGATTTATGGTTGGTGGAAAAAGACATCGAGTTGGTTGCAAATGCACTTCTTGTAAAAAGAAGGGAGGTTCTCAATTAGGAGGAAATCCAGGAATTCCTTATGCGAATGGTCTTGTAGGGGACGCTTGGACAACTTCGACCAGTGGATGGCCAGGTGTTGATGGAATTTCTGGAAATCGTAATTTTATAGCCGATAATACATATAAAAATGATGTACAAACTGCAATGATTGCATCTGGAGCTCAACCACCTTTTTCTGTCGGAGGACGTAGAAAGACTGAAAAACAAAGAGGTTCTAAAAAACAAAGAGGTGGGGCTTTAGACAATTTTTTAGGACAAGATTTAATAAATTTAGGTAGACAATTTCAATATGGAATAGGTAGTGCGTATAATGCTTTAGCTGGTTATTCTGCTCCAATAAATCCATTGCCGTGGAAGGGTCAACTTGCAAATACATCAAGTTTAAGCACAATCCGTTCTGCAGGATATTAATTTATTTTCTAATTATAATTTATAAATGGCTGAATTTCCAAAATCATTAAAGGAATTGTGCACACCCGCATCACTATATTTTGTTATTTCTATAATTGCGTTAGTTATTGTATTGATGCAAAATATAGGAAACTCAAATAGTTATCATGTTGGTTCTTTTTCTTGTAGAGTGCCAAATACAACAATTGTATTTATAATAAAACTTTTATATATATTGTTCTGGACTTATGTTCTTAATTTAATATGCAAAGACGGGCACATGGGTCTTTCTTGGCTTCTTGTTCTTCTTCCTTGGATTCTTTTATTTGTTATGATGGGTATATTAATGCTTAATATGTAAAAGTTATTTATATTTAATAAAATATTAATTAAATATATATTATGTCAACTAAAATTAAAAATGCGATACATTATGAAAAAAATGGATGGAAATATATTTCAATTAAGGGAAATCCAAAAGAAAGAGGTTATGCATATGGATATATTTGTGCAAATGAATTTAAAGAAATCCAAAAGATGTTAAAATTTATAATGTATGAAGCTTATGGAAAAGAATGGGATTATTTTGTTAAAGAAGTAAATTTAGATTTTAAAGAAATGACAAAGAATGATTTTACTGAATTTTATGAAGAGATGGAAGGCATTACTGAAGGTTGTAATGCCAACGGTTGTAAAACAACAATTGATGAGATAATTGCATGGAATTTTTATTGTTCAATCCCTTATTGGTATTCATTAAAATCTGATTCAAAACCTGGAAAAGAAGGTGGTGCGAAGGACCATTGTAGTGCTTTTATGGCAGTAGGTGATTGGACTGACGACGGTAATATAGTTTGCGCACACAATTCTTTTACTGACTACACTGATGGACAATATAGTAATGTTATATTAGATTTAAATCCAACAGAAGGGAATCGTTTTATTATGCAAACATCACCATGTTGGATTTGGAGTGGAACTGATTTTTTTATAACATCAAAAGGTATAATTGGAACTGAAACGACTATTGGAGGTTTTTTTCCTTATCAAAGAAAAACTCCAATTGGTTATAGAATCCGAAAAGCAATGCAGTATGGAAATACATTAGATGATTATTGTGATATACTTATACACGAAAACTCAGGAGATTATGCTAATTCCTGGTTATTTGGAGATACAAATAATAATGAAATTTTACGTATTGAATTAGGGCTTCAATTTCAAAATATAGAGAGAACAAAAAATGGTTTTTTTATTGGATTTAATTCAGTCTATGATGAAAGAATTCGAAATATTGAAGTTAGTAATTCAGGTTTTATGATATTAGAAGACACCAAGGAGCCAGATATGTAAGACTAAATGACCTTATGGATGAACATAAGGGTAAAATTAATATTGAAGTAGCAAAGAAAATCATTTCTGACCATTATGATGTTTATTTACATAAAGAAAATCCTTGTTCTAGAACAGTTTGTTCACATTATGATTTAGATGCAAGAGAATACATGTCACAGTCGGATAGACCAAAACCTTTTGCTCCACATGGTGCTATTGATGGTATTGTATGTGACACAAAATTAGCTAAACAAATGAGTTTTGTAGCAAGATTCGGAAATTCTTGTGGAATACCATTTAATAAGGATGAATATTTAAAAAAAAATAGACAATATGAAAAATTCATCCATTATTTAAAGGATAGACCTTCTCAACCTTGGACTAATTTTTCAATAACAAATATAAAGAAAAAATTTAAATTGACAAAGAGAGTAGGTAGTAATTTATCAAACAAAACAAAAAAAAATAAAAATAATTAGAACGATATTATTATTAATAATATATAATAATTATATTTTAAAAAAATATGATTATTATAATATAAATGGACAAAGAAAACATATCTTGGAAATTGATTGATAAATATTTTAAAGACAACCAAAATTGTTTGGTTTCACATCATTTAGAATCATATAATGAATTTATTAGAAATGGCATTGCAAGAATTTTACGTGAAAATAACCCTATTAGATTTATTGAGAGGGAAGATGATACAAATATATCAGGAAAAAGAAACGAATGTATGTTATATTTAGGTGGTAAAGATGGCTCTAAAATTTATTATGGCAAACCTGTTATTTATGATGATTATAATGCTCATTTTATGTTTCCAAATGATGCTCGTTTAAGAAATATGACATACGGCATTACTATTCATTATGATGTAGATGTTGAATTTGTATATTATATTAATTCTGAAAAGAAGGAACATTCAATAACTATACCCAAAATATTTCTTGGACGTTTTCCAATTATGCTTCAATCGAATTTATGTATTTTAAATACATTGAATAAAGATGTGAGATTTAATATGGGTGAGTGTAAAAATGATTATGGAGGTTATTTTATTATTGATGGTAAGGAAAAAGTGATTATTTCACAAGAAAAATTTGCAGATAATCTACTATATATTAGAAGTAATAAAGATGATGATATTTATAGTCATTCTGCTGAAATTAGGTCTGTATCCGAAGATACATCTAAACCTGTTAGAACAACAGCTGTCAAAATTGTTGCACCATCTCCAAGTTTGAGTAATAATCAAATTGTAGTTTCAGTTCCTAATGTAAAAAAACCCGTTCCATTGTTTATTTTAATGAGAGCATTAGGTATTGTTTCAGATAAGGCAATTATAGAAGCTTGTTTATTTACTGATTTAGATGATGATATTAAAAATATAAAAAATCCATATATTGATTTATTTATTCCATCTGTGCATGATGCAAATAAAATATTTAACCAACAAAATGCTCTTGAATTTATAGCTGAGTTAACTAAAAGAGGAACTGTATCAGGTGTTTTGGAAATTCTATCTGATTTTTTTTTACCACACATTGGAGAACTTAACTTTTTAGAAAAAGCATATTTTATAGGTTATATGGTAAATCGATTATTAAAAGTTTATACAAAAGAAGAAAAACCAACAGATAGAGATAATTTTAGATTTAAAAGAGTAGAACTCTCTGGTTCTCTTTTATATGATTTATTTCGTGAATATTATTTAATACAAAAAAAAGACATTACGCGCAAAATCGATGAAGAATATTACTATCATAAGGGCGAATATAAAGAGGATGATACTCTCTCTAGAAAAGAAAAGAAACAATTAAAACCAATAGAAAAAAAAGGAGATTCAGAAGAAAATAAGTATAAAGATAACTTTATTGCATTGATTGAATCAAATTTTAAAAAGTTTTTTAATGACAGAATTGTAGAAAAGGGTTTTAGAAAAGCCTTTAAAGGAAATTGGGGTTCTGAGGCTCATACTAAACGTCTTGGCGCAGTCCAAGACTTAAATAGATTGAGTTGGAATACATTTATTTCACATCTACGTAAAATCAATTTACCATTAGATGCTAGTGCAAAAGTTATTGGCCCTCGTCTTTTAAATTCATCTCAATGGGGCTTTATTGACCCAATAGATACACCTGATGGAGGAAATATTGGGTTGCATAAACATATGTCTATTAGTACATATATTACAAGTGGTTTTTCTGCAATTCCAATCATAAAATGGTTAAGAATAAATACACCTATGCGGGTTTTATTAGAATGTTCTTCTGAACAGCTCGGCAATAGTTCTAAAATATTTATTAATGGCTCATGGATTGGTGTAATTGACTCTCCAATTGAAATAACCAAATTACTTAAATTATATAGAAGAAATGGCGTAATACCAACTTATACAAGTATATCATTTGATTATCAACGCAATGAACTATATATTTATACTGATGCTGGAAGATTAACTAGACCTATTTATTACATTGAAAAAAATAAAGTAAGTTTTGATAGAAGCGAAGTTAAAGGATTGCTTGAAAGTGGTAATATAACTTGGGAACAAATTATATCTGGATTTATGCAAAAATCTGATGAACAATTTAAAACAAAAAATAATCTAATTTATGAATTAAATGAATTATATAATGATATTGGAACTAATAAAGAAGAAATTATTAATAAATTAGAAAAATATAAATCAGTTGTTGATTTTATTGATACTTCTGAAGAAGAATCTGCACTAATCGCTGTAAACATGGATGATTTAAAAAAAAACAAATTGTATACTAATTTAGAGATTGATGCATCATTGATTTTGGGTGTCATGGGGAATATGATTATTTATCCTGAAAATAATCCTGTAACACGCAATTCTTTCTCGTGTGGTCAAAGTAAACAAGCAGTATCTGTTTATCATTCTAATTATCAAATGCGTATTGATAAAATGGGTGTAGTATTAAATTATGGTCAAACACCTTTAATTAAATCTAGATACCTTGAATATATTAATAATGAAGAACAACCATATGGTGTTAATGCTATTGTAGCAATTATGTCTTATACTGGTTATAATGTAGAAGATGCAATTTTA